TCTTTGAAGGAACACAGGCATATCCATCGAAGAGTTACAGAAGATGCAGTATGCATCCGACCTTGTTGATGTCTCAATGGATCAGATGACCGGAAGTTTGACGAAGATGGTCAAACAGATGGCTTCAGGCAATGATGCCTTTGAAACACTGGGTGTCAGTATCACCGATGCAGACGGCAATATGAGGGATGCTACCGATGTATGGTATGAATCCCTAGCCGCCTTGAGTCAGGTCGAGAACGGCACACTGCGTGACCAGCTGGCAATGGAACTGTTCGGCAAATCCGCTATGGAATTGTCAGGTATCGTTGACGATGGTGGTGCGGCTCTCGCAGAGTACGGACAGCAAGCTGAAGACATGGGTCTTATTCTGTCGGAAGATGGAGTCAATGCGGCTGGACAGTTTAACGATGCTATCGACCAGTTGAAAGCCACTGCAACACAGTCCTTCTTTGAAGCAGGAGCAGCACTAGCCGAGTCACTGCTTCCAATGTTAGAAACACTGGTGCAGAAGGTCTCTGAAATACTGATATGGTTCAGCCAGTTGGATGGTAACACACAGATGCTGATACTGACGATTATCGGTCTTGTGGCTGCTATCAGTCCGATTGCAGGACTTATCTCCGGCATCGTCACGATAGGCGGTGCACTGGCGGCTGTGACTGCTCCTATGGCGGCTACATTCATGGGAATTGCTGCGGCTGTCGGGGTGGTCATTGCCATCGGGACAGTCTTGTATCAGAACTGGGATACCATCAAGCAGAAAGCAGGAGAACTGTGGAGCAAGGTCACCGAAGTGTGGGGAAATATCAAATCAACTGTGGTTGATGCGGCTACCGGAGCATGGCAGATTGCTGTCGATAAGTTCAATGCTATCAAAGACGGTATTTCAAACGCTATTAATTCAGCAAGGGATATCGTTGACAACGCAGTAGAAGCCATCAAAGGCTTTTTCAATTTCTCATGGTCTTTACCACCGATTAAACTGCCACATTTCTCCATCAGTGGCGAATTCAGTCTGATGCCACCGAGCATTCCGCACATCGGAGTGGAATGGTATGCCAAGGCTATGGACGGCGGTATGATTCTTAATTCACCGACCATCTTCGGCATGAACAACGGTCGGCTGCTTGGTGCAGGAGAAGCAGGGGCAGAGGTTGTGGTCGGTGCATCTTCCCTTTACGGAATGATTCAGAAAGCCATGGGATCTAGGAGCGTAACGGCTCCGGTCAATGTCACTGTGAACGTAAACGGCAATATCGATGACTCTGATCGGTTTGCTCGTCAGCTTGGAGACAGACTGGCGAACATTATTGCAAGAGATGACGAGGTGTGGAAATGAGACAGGAACTGACATTTAACGGAAAAGCATTATCTGATTTCGGTGTTTGGTTCGATGGCTCTGTCTCGTTTGGATCACCGGAGCGTGATGTCGAACTGGTAGAGGTCTTCGGAAGAGATGGAGCACTGTCCATTTCTAACGATAGATTCCGTAATATCGAAATTACATTCCCCTGTGCAATTAGATCTAATTTCATAACCAACTACAGAAACCTGATGGCATTCCTGAACTCGTCAAAAGGTTACTGTAGGTTAGAGACAACGCAAGAGCCGAACCATTATCGTTTGGCTCTTTTTATGAATCAGACAGACCCAACCGGATACAAGCTGAACACACACGGCAGATTTGATCTGGTCTTTCAGGTCATGCCACAGAGATTTTTAAAAAGCGGTGAAACCTCTGTAGAGGTCACAACCACATTAGAGAATCCAACTCTGTTCCCTAGTAAGCCAATTATCCGAGTCTACGGTAACGGCACACTGAAAATCAATGATATCTACATCACAGTGGCTTCCTCGCCGTATGAATACATTGATATTGATTGTGAGTTGATGGACTGCTATCACGGCTCAAACAATGCGAACCAGTACGTTAGTTTTTCTACCACTGATTTCGTTACGTTGCAGAGCGGAACTAACTCGTTCGTTATAGACGGATTCACATCTGTGGAAGTCACTCCACGATGGTATGAGGTGTGAGCATGATCCCTATCCTTTACGAACAGAACGAAACCACGTTCACCAGTAACGGCATCGGAAGACTGACAGACACCATCACTTGCGAGTGTGACGAGGAATTAAACGGACTGTATGAAGTGGTTCTGACATATCCGATAACAGGGCAGTATGCCGAAGAGTTAACCGAGCGAAGGCTGATTATGGTGAAGCCTAATCAAGTCTCTTCGCCACAGCCGTTCAGAATCTACAAAGTCACGAAACAGATGAAAAGGATCGTAGTGAATGCACAACATCTTTCCTATGACCTCAACGGCTTCCCAGTCAGACCATTCACGGCAACTGGTGTTGTTCCGGCACTGAATGGACTGGTTACTAATTCCATGCTGACTTGCCCTTTCTCTGTATGGACAGATATCAGCAATACCACAAGTCAGTACACACAGTTAATTCCGGCTTCCTTCCGTCAAAGATTAGGTGGAGTCCAAGGAAGCATTTTAGATACGTTTTTAGGCGAATTTGAGTGGGATGGATATCTCGTCAAGTTACACGCTCATCGTGGCTCTGATAGGGGTGTAACAGTCCGATACGGCAAGAATCTGACGGATTTTGAGAACGAGCGGAGCACCGAGGATTTCTATACTGGGTGTCTTGCCTACTGGGAAAAAGAAGACACGGTGGTGAGCGGAGAAATCCAGTACATTACCAATCACACGGACTACCCTACGGAGAAGATATTCACACTGGATGCATCATCAGACTTTGACGATGCCCCCACAGTGGAGCAGTTGAATAACAGAGCAAATCAGTACATCACTTCAAACAATCTTGGACTGCCGTTCAAAGACAATTTAAAAATCAATTTTATTCAGCTTTGGCAGACCGAGGAATAC